CTAGTGAATTACAGTGGCGTATCATCAAAGACCATTTGCAGCTTGTATTCAAGAAAGAAACCCCCAATTACTCTCGATTCACTCAGCCAACTTTTCCAGTGGTTCCGCAACCTATCACTGATAAAGCTTATAATGCGTCTGAGCTGATGAAAACAGCAACCTGTTAAGTTGTTTCATCAAGAGCATTTGAAATACAGTGCTCTTTAGTGAGTCAACTTTTGTTTTGAATAATTGTTAAATATTTGTCGTTAAAGTATTGACAGTAAGCATTAAGCTGATGTACTTTGCGGACAAAGGGATTAAAAGTTTTGGTGAACCGTAAAGCCACCGGAAGCAGCTAAGATTGTAATAGGTTGCGGTGGTAGGGCACCTCCTTTATTTTTATATTGGAGGTGGTTATGAACTACAAAAAGATTTACGACGCCTTAGTTGAGAAAGCTAAGGCGAGAGGTTTAGATAAAAGCCAGCACGAAGGCTATTTCGAGATTCACCACATCGTTCCACGTTGTTTGGGTGGCACAGACGAAGCTGACAATCTTGTGATGCTCACTGGACGTGAACACTACGTTGCTCATGTTTTACTTTGGAAACTAAACCCTGACAATAAAGACTTGTTTAATGCGGCTTGGTTGATGAGTAATAAGTCGCTTTCAAATAGAAACAGACAATCCTATATCTACGCAGTGATGCGAGAGCATCATTCTAAGCTTTTATCCTTACGCTCGGAATTCAACAGTCCAAACTACAAAGATTTAGTAGGGTTAGTAAAAGGTTGGTTAACGGTCAAAGAATTTTCCGGATGGACAGATCAACCTAAAGGTAAGCGAACTTCGACATGGCTTTGTGAGTGCCGTTGTGGAGAATCTATTACGCTGAAGGCTAAAGAGCTTAGCCAAAGCAGTGAATATGTGTCTTGTGGTTGCTATAAACGTACATTACTTGGGTCACTAACGGGAGAGAATAATCCATTTTTCGGCAAAACTCATTCCAATGAGTCGAAGCTTAAGATGAAGTCTCGTGCCGTAGGGAGACCTTCAAATAGAAAAGGCGTTAAGCTTTCCGAAGAAACTAAGAGGAAGATTTCGGAAAGTAAAAAGGCAAAAAGGAAAGATGCAGTTGGAGTACAATTGGCGGAGGTTCAGTGAAAAAGAAAAGTAATCAGCTTGTTGTAGGCCCAAGCAGCCCAAAGCAGGCTGCTTTTCTCAAAGCTGTTAATGAAAATGATATAGTCCTCTTCGGAGGCGCGGCTTAATGCTATGGGTCGCGTAAAACCCCTCTAATTGCTGGAAACCTCTCGTTAGGCAATCAGCAGCGAAGCTTGAGAAATCAAGAACGTTCAGAGACTAGTCGAAAGACGTAGGATGCAAGCGCATTCGAAACGGGGGGCACACTTTACAGTGTTGAAGATATAGTCCGATTCTGCAAGCGATTGCAGGAGGTTTAGCGAACCTCATAAGTGTTTGGGTAGCGGAAAGTCATACCTCGGAGTAATGGCTTTTTTACAATGGGTAACTCGTCCCGATATGGAACAGTTTCGTGGAGTAATTCTACGAAGAACGATGGTTCAAGTATCTGGTCCCGGGGGACCCGCTGAAACGGGCCAAGAGCTGTTTCAACCATTCGGAGCTAACTTCCGAGTAAAAGATTCTAAATTTGTCTTTCCTAACAAAGCCACCATTGTCTGTAAAGGTTGTGAGCAAGAGAAAGATAAACACAACTTCCAAGGTTGGCAGGTGAGTGCTTTTCTTGTAGACGAAGCCCAACAGTTTGAAGAGAGTCAAGTTCTTTACTTTATCTCTCGTATGCGTACTGCTGCACCAATGAAACCAGTCATGATGATGACAGCCAACCCTGACTACAATTCTTACCTTCGTAAGTGGTTGGAAGGTGCTGGATATCTTGACGAACGAGGATTACCTAAACCTGAAATGGATGGCGTCCGTATGTGGTTTATACGTGTCGGTAACGACATGGTTTGGGGTAAGACAGAAGAAGAACTTAAAGCGGTATATGGAGAAGAGTGTGGCCCCATGTCATTTGTTTTTCTTCCAGCCACATGCCATGATAATCCAGTTTTACTTTCGCGGGACAAGTCCTACGTTTTCAAACTTAAGAACATGCCCCGTGTAGAAATGGAACGCCTCTACCTCGGATCGTGGTACGCAAAAGAAACTAACAGTGGTTTGTTTAAGCGGGAGTGGTGTTCTAAGGTAAAACTGCACGAACAAGATATTGTTTCTTATTGCAGGGCGTGGGATATCGCTGGTAGTTTGCCATCAGAGGCGCTACCTGATCCTGACTGGACTGCTGGTGTTCTAATGGCGAAGACCAAACAAGGTCGTTATATTATATGTGATGTTGTTAGGTTCAGAGCAAGGTTTGGTGAAGTCCAGCAAAGGATTATTGATACAGCAAAGTCTGACCCAGACGGTACTCAAATCATCATCCCTCAAGACCCCGGCGCTGCTGGTAAAGCTGCTGCTTCAATGATGATTCGTGATCTGATATCCGAAGGTTTCTATGCTCGGATGCGCCCAAGTAACAAATCTAAAGTAGTTCGTTTCCAACCTTTCGCAGCGGCTTCAGAAGCCAACTTGATTGACTATGTTGATGGTGATTGGAACGACGATTACTTTGACGAATTGGAAGCATTTGATGGTTCTCGCAAGAGAAAAGATGACCAATGTGACGCATCAGCGGACAGTTTCATAACACTAGCTCAAAAATTGAACATCCCAAGCTTCTCAGCAGGACTTCTCTCTACAAACCTTCAAACAACCAACCCTTTCAGTAACGTATAAGGAGGCTGATTAATGGCTGATGAACAAGATGCCTCCATTGCGGAGAGTGTTGAAGATGTGCAACTTGAACAAGGCTCTAATGAAATCCCAAGCATCTCCTTTCGTGAGACTGGCTATAATGGTGTAATCACCCTTGGTGGTCAAATCTTTGAGGATTGCCAGAAAGAGCTACGTTGGCCTCAAGCCATCGACACATACAAGCGGATGGCAAAGGACGCTGCTATCAGCCCTGCTCTTGAGCTTGTTGAAACTATGATTGCACGAGTACCTTGGGATGTAAAGATTCCTGAAGGGTATGAAGATGAGCTAGGAGCCAAGGCTGCTTATCTCAAGCAAGTTATGGTTGACATGGAACATGATTGGCAGAGTATGATTAAACAAGCTGCCACATTCAAGCGTTATGGCTTTGCTCCTCTTGAGATTGTTCTTCGTTATCGCAGGAAGGACCAAGGGTCTAAGTTTAACGATGGCCTTGTCGGAGTTAAAAAGCTCCCTCTACGTGCTCAAGATACAATTGACGGTTGGTATTGGAAGAATCAGGGACGTGACCTTGCTGGTCTTGTACAGCGTGTAGTTGTTCCTGATAATGCAACAGACAATACAGGAAGTGGTTGGGACTTTGTAAATAATACAACTGCTAACGGAATCGAACCAATCCTGAAAAGGATTCCTCGTAAGAAGTTTCTGCTGTTCCGTAACAACCCACTTAAAGATTCTCCTGTTGGCACATCCCCTCTGAACGGAGCTTGGCAGGCTTGGAAATACAAGGTTGCTTTCCAAGAGGCTGAGGCCATTGGTGCTGCTCAAGATGTAAACGGATTCAAAGTCCTCTACCTCCCGCCTCAGTACATGGCTTCTGATGCTACTGACGAGAACAAAGCTGTATTCCAAGCCTACCAGAAAGCAATGGCTAACATGCACGTTGCCAAGCAATCTGGCCTTATCCTTCCTCTCCTATTGGACGAGAATGGTAAGAGGATGTTTGACTTTGAAGTTATGAGTGTTACAGGGCAAAGGTCTTTTGACACTAATGCCATCATTGGAAGATACAACGCAGAAATCCTAACGTGCTTGTTCGCCGACTTCCTTGCTCTTGGTCAACAAGGTGGCGGCTCGTTTGCTCTTGGTGAAACTAAGATTAGCATTATTGAGATGGGTATTCAAGCTGCTTTGGACGAGATTAAAAATCAGCTTAACCATCAGCTAGTAAAAATGCTTTTCGAGCAAAACGGTTGGGACACAGACGTAATGCCAGAGTTTACCTACGGTAACGTAAGTAAAGAATCTTTGGATGAAGTGAGTAAGTTTATTCAACGTACTGCTGCTGTAGCTACATTCCCACGTAACCGTGACACTATCAACTGGGTAATGAAGCAAGCTGACATTCCATATCGTGTACCAGATACTATGAGTCAAGAAGACTTGGACATTGCTCTTGGTAATGTCACTTCAAGAAGTGGTGATGGTTTGCAGGAAGGAATGGGTAACGGAACAGGCTCGTCTAATGGATCATCTGGTGATTCTTCTACATCTAACAATGAAAATACTGCTTAAGGAGTCCATGAATGGCTCGTGAAATCTTGAGGCTTGCGCAGTCTCTTTACAATAAGCCACATCTGGTTACGGGCGGTTATCTCAACAGTGTCGTTGAATATCTAGAAGACCGAAACTCTGGTAAAATTGAACTTGCTGTAAATGATACGTTGACTGGCAGAGTTCGAGAGCTTAACTATAATCCGGATACTAAGATTGGCTGGGTCAGTATGGAAGGCCCACTGACTTACATTCAGTATGAGGGTCTTTGTGGCCCCTCCGGCCCTAGTTACCAAACTATCCGTGATGAAGTGAAGCAAATGCTATCTTCGGGTGCCAAGTATATTGTACTTGATCAAGATTCTCCCGGTGGTGAGGCATACCAAGCTTTTGAGACAGCGAAGTTTGTCAGAGAAGAGGCAGACAAGTACGGTGCCAAAGTAATTGCGTATGTCGATGGTATGTCGGCGTCAGCATCTTATGTCTTTAGCTCAGTGGCGGATGAAGTAATTATGAACCCACAGTCCGAGGTCGGCAGTATCGGTGTGGTCGTAAAACTCCGTAATATAAATGAAGCAATGAAGAAGGCAGGGGTAGAAGATACCTATATCTATGCGGGAGATTCTAAAGTCCCGTTCGATGCTGAGGGTAAATTTACTCCAGAGTTCCTTGATGATATTCAAGGAAAAGTAAACGCTCTCTATGTTGAGTTTGCAAAGCATGTCTCGACAATGAGAGGTATTAGTTACGAGTCGGTCGTAGCCACTCAGGCGAAAACTTTTATGGCAGATCAGGCAATTGAGCTTGGATTAGCTGATAAAAAAATGACTCTATCTGAATTTGCCGAGTATTTGGCAGATATCTCTCAATCAGGAGGCAACATGCCTATTGGCAATCTTTTCAAATCAACTAAAAATGAGGTAAATCCTACTATGTCACAAGAACAACTCGCTCAATTCGAAGAAATGCAGACTCAAATGTCTGCTATGCAAGCTTCCCTTGAAGAAGCTGTTTCCATGAAAGCTTCGCTGGAAGCTCTGATTGGTGAGAAAGAAACTGCCCTTGCTGAAGCTCTTTCGCAAGTAGCTCAACTGCAAGAAGAGAAAGTGGCTCAGAAGCTCCAAGCTCGTAAAGACAAGCTTAGTGCTGTAATGGCCGCTGACAAAGTTGAAGGTGTTGCTGCTTCTCTGGCATCCCTTGACGATGCAGCTTTTGAAACTGTACTGAATTCGTTCTCTGTACAAGCCAAAGCTGTTGCTGAAAGTGACCTGTTCACTGAAATGGGTGCTCAAGGCGTTGAAGCCGAAGCAACCGAAGCTACAGAAGTAGCTAAACCCACCACTATGTCGCTTGACGAAGTACTCAAAGCTCGTCTTCAAATTCGTTAATTCTAAGGAATATAAAATATGCCATTCGTAACTATGCCGCATTCCCAGCGTCTGTCTGACCTCGTTGTTCATGAAATGGACCCGAGCGTTGGCTATAGCCGCAAGTGTGTAAACGTCACCCCTCCTGCTGCAAGCGCCCCTGTTGAAATTGGTACTGTTGTATTCCGTGCCGCTGCAAC